ACCGGAGGAGGCGCTGGATCTGGCAAAGAGGATACTCCATATATACGAGGAAAACCTTAAACCGGTACAGGATTCGGAACCTGCCAGGGAGGAAAAGCAGGCGATCTGTCAGTTGCTCTTGGCGGCCCTGCAGAAGACGAGGGCATACCACGACCTTGCAGATCTGAGATATGAACATTCCACAGTAACAGCGAAGTTTACCAGCGGTGGGTACCGCCGGGTCAACGTGGGAGCGGATTCAGGTATCGCCATGATCCATGATATCTTAGCGCACATATAGGCGGGGGGGGGGTAAACAGTGCATGAAAGGACACGGTATACACCCCTGACGGTGGAGGAGCAGCAGTTTGCAGAAGAGAACTACCAGATTATATTCCTATATCTGCGGAGCAGGAAGCTGGATCCGGAGGAATGGTACGATGTTGTGGTACTCCAGTATCTCCTGGCAGTGAAGAAATGGTTCCAGAGGCCGGAGCTGCACCGCTGGGCATTTTCAACGATCGCAAAACAGACTATGCGGTCCGCAATCGGGAACCACCTGAAAAAGGAAGCAAAACGGATCCGGACGGTGAGCCTGTATGAGACGGTACCTGGCTGCGGGGATGTTACATATTTGGAAGTGGTCACTAACAGTCACCTGGAATATATCAATTATGGAGAATGTGAGATGAATATAAGCTATAACGTGAAGGTACCGGAGCGTGCCAGCCGTAAAAAAAGTGATGAGGCGAAAGCGCTGGACAGCTTCCTTGAAATGAAGGATATGAGGAACATGCGCTTTGAATGTGCAGATACGGACGAAGGAAAAAAGGTATGTACTCGGTTACGCTCATACCAAAAATATAAGGGGCACCAGAAACTGTACAAAATATTCCGGTTAGGGCAAGATGTATATGTAGTAAAAGAAGGTGCCGGGGAAGAGCCAGATAAGGTGGGCGTGGCCAAGGAAAGCAAGGCAAAGACAAGCAATACAAGAAAGAGTTCAAAGAGGACGGGCAGTATTAAGGCCGTCAGCTGATACGAAAAAAAAATGAAGGGAGAAAGATATGGATAGCATTAAGATTAACAAATTGGAGATTGAGAATGTAAAGCGGATCAAGGCTGTCAAGATTGAGCCTACGGCCAATGGCCTGACGATCGTAGGAGGAAATAATAACCAGGGGAAGACCTCCGTGCTGGATTCCATTGCATGGGCATTAGGCGGAGAGAACTTCCGGCCATCGAAGGCGCAGCGTGAGGGGTCTGTAATTCCGCCGAATCTGCATATGGTTATGAGCAACGGCCTGGTGGTAGAGCGGAAAGGAAAAAACAGCAGTTTGAAAGTTACGGATCCAAACGGAAATAAAGGCGGACAACAGCTTTTGAATGAATTTGTGGAGCAGTTGGCACTGAATCTCCCCAAATTTATGGAATCCTCTGGAAAGGAAAAAGCAAAGACCCTGCTAAAGATCATCGGTGTCGGAGAACAGCTGGCGGAGCTCGAGCGCCAGGAAAAAGAGCTATTTAATGAGCGTCTGGCAATTGGCAGGATTGCAGACCAGAAAGATAAGTATGCAAAAGAGCAGCCCTATTTCCCAGACGCGCCAAAAGATTTGGTCTCCCCCACAGAGCTGATCAGGCAGCAGCAGGAGATCCTGGCAAGGAACGGTGAAAACCAGAAGAAAAGGGAACGCGTCCGTTCCTACCAGCAATCCATTGCTTTCCTGGATCAGGAAGTGGAAGCCATGCGGGAGCAGCTTCAAAAGAAAGAGCAGGAGCTGGCGGATGCGAAGACCTCTTTGAACGTGGCCATGATGGATGCCCAGGAGCTGCGGGATCAGTCTACGGCAGAGCTGGAGCGGAACATTGCTAATATTGAGGAAATCAACCGTAAAGTTCGGGCAAACATGGATAAGGATAAGGCGGAAGAGGATGCGCTGACTTATAAGGAGCAGTACGACCGCCTGACCGTCAAGCTCAACGATGTAAGAACAGCAGAGACAGATCTTTTGAAAAATGCAGACCTTCCGCTTCCAGAACTGGCGGTTAAGGAAGGGGAACTTGTCTATAAGGAGCAGAAATGGGACAACATGTCCGGATCGGACCGTCTGAGGGTTGCAACGGCCATTGTGCGTAAGCTGAATCCGAAATGCGGTTTCGTGCTCCTGGATAAGTTGGAGCAGATGGATATCCGGACATTGAATGAATTTGGGGCATGGCTGGAGCAGGAAGGGCTGCAGGCGATCGCTACCAGAGTCAGTACCGGGGACGAATGCTCCATCCTGATTGAGGATGGATATGTGGCAGGCCAGGAGATCCCGGAGGAACAGCCCAAGAAAAAAGAATGGAAAGCAGGTGATTTTTGATGGAGATAACAAGAGGCGTGATCCAGAAGGCAAAAAAGGTCGTAGTGTATGGCCCTGAGGGGATCGGAAAATCCACTTTTGCGTCAAAATTTCCAGATCCGGTGTTTATTGATACAGAGGGAAGTACAAGCAGTATGGATGTGGCAAGGCTGCCACGTCCTACCAGCTGGGAAATGCTCCTGCAGGAGGTGGATTATATAAAAAACAATCCACATGCATGCGGCACGCTTGTGATCGATACGATTGACTGGGCGGAGCAGCTCTGTATTGAGTTCATCTGCGCGAAGCACCAAAAGGACGGGATTGAGAGTTTTGGTTATGGAAAAGGTTACATCTATGTAAAAGAAGAATTTGGCCGCTTCCTGAACCGGCTGGAGGATGTGATCGAAAAAGGGATCAATGTAGTACTCACAGCTCATGCACAGATGCGCAAATTCGAGCAGCCGGACGAAATGGGAGCCTATGACCGTTATGAGCTGAAGCTGGGGACGAAGACCTCTTCCCAGACCGCGCCGCTGGTAAAGGAATGGTCTGATATGCTTCTGTTTGCAAACTACAAGACATATTCTATCGCAGTAGACGATAAAGGGAAGAAGCATAAGGCTCAGGGCGGAAAACGTGTCATGTATACGAGCCATCACCCATGCTGGGACGCGAAGAACCGCTACGGCCTGGATGAAGAGATTCCATTTGATTATGCGGAGATCACCCATATCCTGACGAGCAAACAGAAACAGGAAACCCGGCAGCCGGTGGAAAATAAAATGCCGGAAACGAAACAAGCAGCTCCGGAAACTGCCGGAGGGAAGAATGAAGAACCAGCAGGTTCCTTTATGGATATCCCGGATGGAGTTCCTGAACAAATAGAATTCGATCCAGGTACTGGCACTGTAAAAGAGGCGGATCAAAAAAAGGATCCTCCGAAGCCGGATATGTCCAGGAGCCAGACATTCCGGCTGAACAGCTACATACCCAAGGCTCTGCAGGATCTGATGTATGAAAAAATGGTATCCGAAGAGGAGCTTCTAGAGGCAGTGTACAGGCGCGGGTTCTTTCCAAGAGGGACACCATTCGGGAACCTTCCGGACGAATTTGTGGAGGGCTGCCTGATCGCAGCCTGGCCGAAAGTCCTGGCGGTGATTCAGGAGATCAGGAGTAATTATGAGATTCCATTTGAATAAAACGAGAGGTGACAGAGTATGAGTGAAGATATCAGAGGAAAAGAGATGGACTGGGATGATGAGGTAGCGGTCAATAAGTATACGCTCCTTCCAGAAGGTGATTATGATTTTGTTGTGGAGAGCTTTGAAAGGGGAAGGTATGAAGGGGGCGACAAAGTACCTCCCTGTAAACGCGCGCTGCTGAAGATCCGAGTAGATGCCCCGGAGGGTACGACAGTTATGACTGAAAGCCTGTTTTTATATAAAGGGATGGAATGGAAATTGGCGGAGTTCTTCTTGTCCCTTGGAGCGGAAGAGGTGAATGGGCATGTAAAAATGAACTGGCAGATGGTTCCGCAGGCAACGGGGCGAGCGAGGATTGAAGTAACATCTGACAGGAAAGACCCGGAAAAGAAATATAATCACGTTAAAAATTATCTGCCAAAACCGAAGAAAACATTTAAGGCAGGTGATTTTTAATGGAACTCAGGCCATATCAGAGGGAAGCAAAAGAAGCTGTTTTTGAAAATTGGGGGAATGGGACGAAGAAAACCCTGCTTGTGCTGCCCACCGGATGCGGAAAAACCATTGTTTTCGCAAAGATAACGGAAGAATGTGTCCGTCAGGGAGACCGGGTATTGATCCTAGCACACCGTGGGGAGCTGCTTGACCAGGCGGCGGATAAGATTGCAAAAGCCACGGGCCTTGGCTGCGCGACAGAAAAGGCAGATCAGACTTGCATCGGAAGCTGGTTTCGGATCGTGGTAGGATCCGTACAGAGTATGATGCGTGAAAAAAGGCTGGAACGATTCCCTGAAGACTTTTTCGGAACCATTATCATTGACGAGGCGCATCATTGCGTGTCTGACAGTTACCAGCGTGTTCTGAATCATTTCCCATGTGCGAAGATCCTGGGCGTGACGGCTACGCCTGACCGTGGGGACATGAAAAATCTGGGAAATGTATTCGAAAGTCTGGCTTACGAATATACATTGCCCAGGGCAATCAAAGAGGGATATCTGTCTCCCATCAAGGCGATCACGATACCCTTAAAAGTAGATCTATCAGGTGTGGGGGTGCAGTCTGGGGACTTTAAGCTGGGGGACCTGGGGACGGCTCTGGATCCATACCTGCATGGGATTGCGGAGGAAATGAAAAAATACTGTATGGATAAAAAAACGGTGGTATTTCTGCCGCTTGTAAAGACAAGCCAGAAGTTCCGGGATATTTTGAACGAGAATGGTTTCCACGCTGCGGAAGTGAATGGGGAAAGCCAGGACAGGGCGGAGATCCTGCAGGATTTTGAAGCAGGAAGATATAACGTGCTCTGCAATTCCATGCTTCTGACAGAAGGCTGGGACTGCCCCTCTGTAGATTGTATTGCGGTGCTGCGTCCTACAAAGGTACGCAGCCTGTACTGCCAGATGGTGGGACGCGGGACCCGGCTTGCGCCAGGAAAGGATCACCTGCTCCTGCTGGATTTCCTCTGGCACACGGAACGGCATGAGCTCTGCCATCCCGCACACCTGATCTGTGAGAATGAGGATGTAGCAAAAAAGATGACGGAGAACCTGGAAACAGCCGGCTATCCGATGGATATCGAAGAGGCGGAAAAGGCTGCCGCAGAGGATGTGGTCGCACAGCGTGAGGAAACGCTTGCGAAGCAGTTGGCAGAGATGAAAAGAAGAAAAAAGAAACTGGTGGATCCGCTGCAGTTTGAAATGAGCATTCAGGCAGAGGATCTGTCTGGATATGTGCCCGCATTCGGCTGGGAGATGGCGCCTCCCTCTGACAAGCAAAAGCAGGCTCTGGAAAAACTGGGGATACTTCCGGATCAGATCGAAAATGCGGGAAAAGCCAAGAAGATCCTGGACCGGCTGAATAAGCGTAAAGAAGAGGAACTGACGACGCCAAAGCAGATCCGCTTCCTGGAAGGGAAAGGCTTCCAGCATGTAGGAACATGGCAGTTTGATACTGCGAAAAAACTGATCGATCGGATTGCGGCCAATGGATGGAGAGTACCACTTGATATCAATCCGGCAGAATATAGAGAAGGTGCATAAGAATGGAGCAGCGGACGGACCTGCTTGATATCATAAAATATATCAATCCTTCTGAGCTGGATTACCAGGAATGGGTCCAGGTAGGCATGGCATTAAAGCATGAAGGTTATACGGCATCAGACTGGGATCAGTGGAGCCGCAATGATTCGCGGTACCATCAGGGAGAGTGTGAAAAGAAATGGAATTCCTTCCGCGGCTCTTCTGTTCCGGTTACGGCCGGGACGATCGTGCAGATGGCGATGGAGCATGGATGGCGGCCTTCCTATGAGGATCATGAGCTGGACTGGGACGATGAGGTCAGTACAGACGGCCTTGTTGTAGTGGATAGAAGCTGGGTGGAGGAAAAGGAAGTTCAGGAACCGAAAAAATGGGATCCTGCCGCTCAGATCATGCAATATCTAGAAACATTGTTTGAAGCTTCTGAAAATGTGGGGTATGTGGTAAAGAGCTGGGAAAAAGACGGGCGTTACATACCTGCCAATAAGGGAAGCTACAGTCGGACGGCAGGCAAATTGATTGAGGAACTGTCAAAATGCAAGGGTGATATTGGCAGTGTACTCGGAGATTACGATCCGAAAGCAGGAGCGTGGATCCGTTTCAACCCACTGGACGGAAAAGACGTAAAAGGCGCCAATGTGACAGATTTTAAATATGCCCTTGTAGAATCGGACGAGCTGGAAATTGAGCAGCAGAATGCGATCATCCGGGAGCTGGAGCTGCCGGTGGCCTGCCTGGTCCATTCGGGCGGGAAAAGCCTGCATGCAATTGTAAAGGTGGAAGCTGCAGATTATAACGAATACAGAAAACGGGTGGATTATCTGTACAGCGTATGCCAGAAGAACGGGTTTAAAATAGATACGCAGAATAAGAACCCGTCCCGGCTTTCCCGGCTTCCCGGCGTTGAGAGGAATGAAAAAAAGCAGTTCATTGTAGACCGGAATATTGGAAAAGAATCCTGGAATGAGTGGAAGGAATGGATCGAGAGCATCAATGATGACCTTCCAGAACCGGAAAGCCTGGGAAGTGTCTGGGGCAGCCTTCCAGAGCTGGAGCCATGCCTGATCCAGGACGTATTGCGTCAAGGTCATAAAATGCTGATCGCAGGCCCCTCAAAGGCAGGGAAGTCTTTCCTTCTGATTGAACTTTGCATTGCGATTGCTGAAGGCAGGAAATGGATCAACTGGGAGTGCGTCAGAGGGAAAGTGATGTATGTAAACTTGGAGTTAAGCCGTTCCAGCTGCCTGCACCGATTTAAAGACGTGTACCAGGCGCTTGGATGGAAGCCAGAGCAGCTCCACAATATTGATATCTGGAATTTAAGAGGGAAGTCAGTCCCTATGGATAAGCTGGCGCCAAAACTGATCAGACGGGCTGCAAAGAAGGATTATATTGCGATCATCATCGACCCGATCTATAAAGTCATTACCGGGGACGAAAACAGCGCGGATCAGATGGCGAATTTTTGCAATCAGTTTGATAAGGTCTGTACAGAACTGGGCTGCGCTGTGATCTATTGCCACCATCACAGCAAGGGAAGCCAGGGCGGGAAAAAATCCATGGACCGGGCATCCGGATCTGGCGTATTTGCACGGGACCCGGATACGCTGATGGACCTGATCGAGCTGGAGACAACAGAAGCGTTATTGAATCAGGAAGAAAATAAGGCAGTATGTGCGGAGTGTATCAGAGCGTTAAAAAGATTTGGATATGGGGAACGGATGGACGAAGAATTGTCGCAGGATGACCAGTGCAGCAGTCTGGCAATGGTGCAATACTGTGGGAAAACGCTGAGTTCTTCCGAATATCGTATTCTGGATCAGGAGATCCAGGAGACTTGCAAAGCAGTCCAGCAGCGCACAGCATGGCGTATAGAAGGGACTTTGAGAGAGTTCCCTAAGTTCCAGCCTGTGAATCTGTGGTTTGACTATCCTGTACACCGTCAGGATGAATCCGGGGCGTTGAAGGATATCCAGCCGGATGCGGAAAAACCGCCGTGGCAGCGCGGCGCGGAAAAGATAAAAAAGAACTCGCAGAGCCGAAAAGCAGACCGCAGGAAAGCGTTGGAGGATGCAATCGAAGGAGGCAATTTTGGAGAAAATCCGACAGTGAAAGATGTTGCGGAGTACCTTGGGATTTCTGAAAGGACAGCCCGAGATCGGATAAAAGAACATGGAGGATATACTTGCGAAAACGGTGAAGTGAGGAAAAGGAAGCAAAAACAGAAGACGGGGGAACCTGATTTTTAAGGTTCCCCCGTGCTGGAAACGATGGCGGGGAAACCTTAAAATCCAGGATTCCCCGTGAAAAATAGGATGGCGGGGAAACCTTAAAATCAGATTTCCCCGTACAAGTACGACAGACGGGGAATCCTTAAAAACCAGGTTTCCCCGCCGGGGGCAGATGTGGCGGGGAAACCTTAAATTTCAGGTTTCCGCCGGCGGCGGGGAAACCTATACCCTAAAGGGTAAAATATTTCCCCCGCAATGCGTGGTCATGGGGGTAGGAATGGACGGGCCATAAGCAGAGCCCGCCCGTTCCCTTCCCCCTCCCCATGACGAAGGCGATAAAAAAAGATGGTTTTTGCACGTTAATGCGATGAAATGAAATGACAGGAGTTGATTATGATGGTGTTGAATGAATTTTTCATGGTGATGGTTCCCCCGACCGTCACCCATCAGGAAAAGAAGGTGCATGTGGTAAATGGCAAGCCTGTATTCTATGAGCCGCAGGAGCTGAAAAGCGCAAGGCAGAAGCTGACTGCTTATTTGGGACGGTATGTGCCAGAGGAGCCGTATCATCATGGCATCCGTCTGATCACAAGATGGTGCTTCCCGAAGAAACAACATGGGAACGGTGAATACAAAACAAGCCGGCCGGACACGGACAACCTGCAGAAGCTCCTGAAAGACTGTATGACGCTGGTCGGGTTCTGGGATGATGATGCGCTGGTGGCATCCGAGCTTGTGGAGAAGTTCTGGGCTGAGCTTCCAGGGATCTATATCCGGATCGAGAAGCTATGATAGTTTTTCTGGAAGCTGCGAGATTGTTCCGAGACAGTTGGGGACTGTACCGGAAGTATTACGGCCAGGAAAAAGACAGGGAAATGTGGGAGCGACTCATTGAGGAGGCGGATGGGCTGTACGCGAAGTATGGAAAGCAGCCCTTCGCTAAGGAAATGATAGCAGCTGTGATAAGCGAGGTTGAGAGGATTGATAAAAGACAATAACATTTCACGGAATGAAGCCAGGGCGGAAGACGTGAAGATCTGCGAAAGGTGCGGGGAAATCATAATCGGGGAATACGATTTTGTCAGGACAAGACGCGGGACAGAGATGTATTTTCACAAAGGGATGAAATGCAGGAG